CACTTCTGCTGTGACCCAATGCTTTTCCTTTCTCACTTCCAGATCCTCTCGTTGCGTTCAAAGAAGTACTCGGCGCGCTTTGCCTGCAGTTCGCGCTTCTTAGGCGTGTCGCCGCGCAGCTTGCGGATGCTGTTGTCCAGCTTCCAGATGCGCTCATTCAACTGGCGCAGCGTCAGCTGCCAGAGTCTGTCTTGCTCGTCAATCATGATGTATCTCCGATCAAAGTGAAGGAAGAGCGCGGCTCACAACCGCGCTCCGCTAGGTCAGACCTTGTAGCTGTCCGGGTTCAAGTCCCAGACGCGGCGGCCTGTCGTCTCATCAATCTTCCACTTCGGCATGATCCTGCCGACGATGGCAGCTGCCATGCTGTGTGAGTCCAGCGGGTTGTGACCCAGAGCCGCAGCGCGGCGCATCGTGCGCTGTGCCAACAGTTCCGCTTCGGCTGCCATCTTGGCAGTACTACCAACCTTGAACGACTTAGACATATGTACTCCAATGTATGTCGCGGGCTGATTCCCTACCGACGACTCAACTATAGTCTAGTCGGCTGCGCTATACATAGTTTGGCGCAAGGCGATTCCAGCTAGGGCGCTACCCAGTGGGGGGCAGGGAGGCGCTAATAGGTTTGAGTTGACCCTCTCCCTATACACCCAGCCCCACTCAAATCACCCCCCGTCAAAAAATATACCACCCCTAAAACTATATTTTTCCACACAGAAACACCCCCGGCTCCAAAATGAGCCTCCCCCGTTTGCTTTGTGAATTTTTTGTGTTATATGGGACATCTGGCTCTCTCGTTAGATCGGACTGCCTGCATGTCATGAATGTCTGCATCCCTGAAATTGAGGAATCAATCCTCATCCCGGCCATTGCTGCCGAGGCGATGCCCGACCTTCTTCCGCATGAAGAACTCGACATGCGGGTGAGGACCATAAAACTCCTCGCTGACATACAAGGTGTGCCGATCACGCCGACTCCCGCCGCCCAGCAGGAAGCCACCGAAGTGGCTCGCCAGATGATCGAGAACCCGTCGTACCGGCCTGACTACGCCAAGTACGGCAACGAGACCCTCGCTTATCTGGCCGGTCTTGTAGCTCAGATGAACTCAATGATCGTCAACGAGCTTGCGGATCTGAAGATCTACGTCGTCAACAAGCTGGTCTATGAGATTGAACACTCAACACTGCCCAAGGACAGGATTGCCGCGCTGAAGGCCCTCGGGGATATCGACGGCGTCGATGCATTCAAGACTCGTTCAGAGTTGACCATCAACGTGAAGCCCATTGCAGAGGTCGAACGCGAGCTTCTGACCATACTGGACAACGTGCAGTACAGTGTTATCGAAGGAGCAATAGATCAGGAAAGATTTGGGGCCAATGAGGCTGAGATTAATGCACTCCTCATGTCACTCCCACCAGCCTCATGACGGCCTCTAGCTCTGCCGCCCCGGTTAGTTCAGCGTTTCAACCGAAACTCACTAAGAGTGACTTAGAAAGGCTCCGCAGGGCGCTGCCAAACCTGCCGGAGAAGGAGAAACGTCGGGCGGCAGAGCTTTTATCGACCTACCACAAGGAAGTGATCAAGGAAGTTGGCAAAAACAACTTCCTAGAGTTCATAAAATGGGTGTATCCGGGCTATAAAATAGGCCCGCATCACTACAAACTGGCCAAAATCTTCGAAGAAATCGCTGCGGGTCATAAAAAGCGGGTGATTGTCAACATCGCGCCCCGGTTTGGTAAGAGTGAAATGATCTCTTACTTAGCTCCAGCATGGTATCTGGGCAAATTTCCCCAGAAAAAGATCATCATGAGTTCTCATACGGCAGATTTGGCCGTAAATTTTGGTCGGCGGGTCAGAAATCTGGTCGGCAGTGACGCCTACAGGGATATTTTCCCTCAAGTAGAGTTACAAGCGGACAGTAAGTCGGCCTCGCGCTGGGGAACCAATTTTCAAGGTGAATATTTCGCCATCGGCGTCGGTGGTGCACTCGCGGGACGCGGTGCGGACCTGTTCATCATTGACGACCCGCACTCCGAGCAGGAAGCCATGCAGGGGCGGGCTGAAGTGTTCGAACCGGCATGGGAATGGTTCCAGTCAGGCCCGTTGCAGCGCCTGATGCCGCAGGGCGCGATCATCGTGGTGATGACCAGATGGTCAAAGCTCGACCTGACCGGGCAGATCGTCAACCACTTCACTAAAAATGAAGCAGCCGACGACTGGGAGGTCGTAGAATTTCCTGCCATCCTCCACGAGAATGAGGGTGACAAGGAAAAATCCCTCTGGCCTGAGTTCTGGCCGCTGGAGGAACTGCAGAGCAAGAAAGCAGGCATGTCGGTGCAGTACTGGTCGGCCCAGTACCAGCAGAATCCCGTCAGTATAGAAGGTGCGCTGATCAAGTCGGACTGGTGGCGAGTCTGGGAGGACGAGTCCCCACCCCAGTGCCAGTACATCATCATGAGTCTCGACGCCGCGCAGGAAACCACCACACGGGCAGATTACACGGCCCTGCAGATCTGGGGAGTGTTCTGGAACGAGGAAGTAAACAACTACCAGATCATCCTGCTGAACGCTATCAAGGAGCGGTATGAGTTTCCCGAACTCAAGCAGAAGGTGCTTGAGGAGTACAAGGAGTGGGAGCCGGACAGCTTCATCATCGAGAAAAAATCCAACGGAGCGGCGCTGTGCCAAGAGCTACGCCGCATGGGCGTGCCGGTCATGGAGTTTACCCCCGGTCGCGGGTCGGACAAGGTTGCCCGTGTCAACGCCGTCACCGACCTGTTTGCTTCAGGGATCGTGTGGGCACCGCAGACCCGCTGGGCAGAGGATGTTATAACCGAGTGCCAAGATTTCCCAGCCGGTCGCAACGACGACCAAGTGGACGCCATGAGTCTCGCGCTCATGCGGTTCAGGCAAGGGGGGTTTGTCCGTCTGCCGTCCGACGAGCCAGAGCCGGTTCAATACTTTAAATCTGGTCGCCAGCGTAACGCTGGTTACTATTAAGATTCTAGGAGAGTTCGATGGCCATCGAAAAAAGCATCTATCAAGCCCCGCAGGGGCTGCAGTCCATCGCTCCTGAGGATGACATAGAAATTGTACTGGACGAAGAGCAAGGCGAGACTGCAGCTGAACCAGACGAGGAAGACAAGTTCAATAAAAATCTGGCCGAAGACATGGACGAGGGAGAGCTATCAGCCCTCGCCTCTGAACTGGTTGGCCTGTATGACTCAGACTTGATAGACCGCAAAGAATGGTTTGAAACTTACCAGAAGGGGATGGAGCTTCTGGGCCTCAAGTATGAGAACCGTACCGAGCCGTGGCCGGGAGCTTGCGGGGTGTTCCACCCCCTCCTCATGGAGTCCGCTGTAAAGTTTCAGGCAGAAACTATAACTGAGACTTTTCCAGCAGCAGGACCAGTCAGAACTAAGATAATCGGCAAGGAAACACCGGAGAAAAAGGACGCCGCAGCACGCGTCGAGAACGACATGAACTTCGAGCTTACGGAGATCATGAAGGAGTATCGCCCTGAACACGAGCGGATGTTGATCAGTTTGTGCCTGTCCGGCAACGCGTTCAAGAAGATCTATTTCGACCCAAGCATGGGTCGCCAGACGGCAATGTTCATCGCCGCCGAAGACATCGTCGTCCCGTACGGTGCCAGCAGCGTGGAGAGTTCCGAGCGTGTCACGCACCGGATGCGCAAGACCAAGAACGAGATCCTCAAGCTTCAGGTAGCAGGGTTCTATCGCGAGGTAGATCTGGGCGAGCCGCAGCTGATCATGGACGAGATTGAGAAAGCCAAGGCCAAGGAGCAGGGCTTCTCAGCCACTAAGGACAACAGATTCCTCGTGCTTGAGATGCACGCTAACCTGAACCTTAAGGGGTACGAGGACGAGGACGGGATCGAACTGCCGTATATCGTCACCATTGAGCGCGGCACGACGAAAGTACTTTCCATCCGCCGAAACTGGCTGGAAGACGATACTTTGCGGATCAAGCGCCAGCACTTTGTGCACTACGGCTACATCCCCGGCTTTGGGTTCTACTACTTCGGCTTGATGCACTTGATCGGTGGTCATGCTAAGGCCGGTACGTCATTACTTCGTCAGCTGGTGGATGCAGGCACCCTCAGCAATCTACCCGGTGGCTTGAAATCCCGAGGCATGAAGGTCAAGGGCGATGATACACCCATCGCCCCCGGCGAGTGGCGTGACGTGGATCTGCCCAGCGGGGCAGTGAAAGACAATATTCTACCACTGCCGTACAAAGAACCATCTCAGACGCTCTTGGCGTTGATGGATAAGATTATTGAGGACGGCAGACGGTTCGCGGCTGTAGCCGACCTGAAAGTCAGTGATATGTCGGCCCAGTCTCCGGTGGGGACGACGCTGGCCATCTTGGAGCGAGTCCTGAAAGTCATGTCGGC